TGACGAATTAATTGAGTCAAACAATCTATCGCCATTGCAAGCAATCCGAATGGCAAAGCAATTAATTATGAATGGCTTTGAGTTTTTATTAAAAAATACTAAGGTTAATTTGATTATTCCATGTTCGGTTGGTAATCATGGCAGAAATACAAAGAAGATGCACATTTCAACAAGTTCGGCGACCAATTATGAATACATGATGTATTCGGATTTAAAGGACTTGTTTAGAAACGAAAAGCGAATGACATTTCACATGCCAGAGTCGGACGATTGTTACGTGAAAGTTCTGGGCAAAACGATTAGGTTTTTTCATGGAGAGGCCATAAAATATGGCGGGGGCATTGGCGGTTTGACTGTCCCTTTGATTAAGTATTTGTTAAGAAAAGATGAGCAAAGAAAAGCGGATTTCACATGTTTAGGCCATTTCCATCAATTATTCTATCCCACAACCAGTTGCTGCGTCAATGGGTCATTAATTGGCTTGTCTCCTTATGGACACAAGGCGGGATTTAAACCCGAAAAGCCTGCGCAAGCGTTTACATTGTTAGACGAAAAGAGAGGAATTTCAGTTAAAATTCCGATATTTGCAGAATGAGCAAGAAACCAGAGAACCCAATTGAAGAGGAAATCGAAGACATGGCAGATGAGGACATCTATAAGGAATTATATTTCTTAAAAGAGTTTTTGTGGGAAGTCGAAGAGAATACATTGCTATATTTCCCGAACAAAAAGGTTGAATGGCAGACAGAGTTAATTAAGTTAATAGACCAGAGGTTGAAGTGGTTGAATTTTGAAGATGAGCAAGAATAAAATATTAGAAAGCATAGAAAAAGAGATTAGCCAATTAGAGGAAATAATAAAAAAAAGAAAAAAGAAATATAATGAGATTAAGCATACTAATATTGGCAATAATTTTGAGCAGTTGTGGAGTCAAGAAACAAGCGACAAGCGTTGAGACCGAGACAAAGAGCGAAGTTAAGATTGAGACAGAAACAAAGGTCTCAGAGGTTGTCAACGATTCGTCTGTTGTTGTTATATTGGAGACTATTGACTTTGAAGTTCACATCGATACGTTGGGGCAAATTCAGTCAGCGCCAAAGAAGTTAACCAGACAGATAATTCACAAGCGAAAATTAGCCGTTGTGAGACACGAAGAGGTTAAGACGAAACAAGTAGCAGTTGAGCAAAAGAAAGTAGAGCAGAAGTCAAAGCAAGTGGTTAAGGAGAGTGCGACATGGTCTCTCTGGTTATTCGGTTTAATTATATTAATCGCAATAATTTTATTTGTAATGTCCAAAATAAGGGTTTTTTAGTTTAGGTTCATAGTTTGGAAAGGCCACGCAGAAATGTGTGGCTTTTTTTTTGCCCTAAAAAGTGGCTTTAAATAGTTAAAATCACAGATTGTGAAAAAAAGATTAAAAAAAAATAAAAATTGTTTTGTTTTTTAAATAGTTAAAACGATATTTGATGACCGACATAAACCAATCGGTCTAAAACTATGAAAAATTACATTATTGAATTAGCCAACGAAGCAGGGTATAAAAACGAGGGAAACAACAGACAAAGAGTAATTAAAAATTTAAACCTTTTAATTGATGCGGGAGTTTTAAGAATTAAATTTATAGATGCAGATAAATACAATAACAAAGACGATGGCCGTTCATTTTGGTTTATGGCAAATGATGGTTTTAAAAGATGTACAAATTACAAATTTGAGTTGTATGGTAAATTCTTTAATGGCCATTTTGTTGCTAAAAAAGAAACAACCATAATTTGGGGCGAAGAAATTGTTTCTGAAAAAACAAACACACATTTAAACTTAGATAAAATGATGTTGCACATTGTTAGAAAATTAGCGTCTGTAAAAACAGAAATAGATTTCATGAAAGAGACAATTTATGCAAAGCATGGCAATTGTTCATGTTCTAAATGCGATGGACAAGGTATCATTCCTGCGTTTTCTTATTATGCAAATGGCGTGTGTTTTGATTGTGGCGGAATGGGCATTAATCGTTCTGTATTGTCAACGTATATTCAAGAAACTATTAATTTAGTAAAATAAACCAAAAGGGGCGCAGCATCCATCACTGCAATAACTTTAAAAACAAAATCATGAACAAGCTAAAAACAAAAAACACAAATTTATCGATTGAGGAAATTGACGAGGCCTTGTTGGGTTTCGGAGTTTTAATTCTTTTTTTCGGGTCATTTCTTGGCCTTTTATTTTATTTCTTATCGTAATGGGCGCAACTAAACAAAAGAGGACACTGGCGAGTTTGCCATTGGATTCAGAGTGCGAAATATGTGACATCACTATTGACGGCTCAACTTACATTGTTACTGGTTATTATACCACAGACGAAAATGAATTTGAAAGCGATTTGATAATCACAGAAAATCAGTTGGATAAATATCTGGCAGAATTTTATAGCATTGAAGAGGTTAATACCAACACAAAAAATGGCAAATATTTAGTCATGACAGATGGCGAGGGCGAGAATGCTACATTCATTCCATTCCGCCAATTTATTGACGAAAATAAATATGATTTGTTTTACAATTTAATTAAGGAAAAAAGTGGTAAACTTTAGACTAAAAGGAAAAATCGAGGCCAAAGAAAATGGAGTCGATTATATGATTAAGCAATTCGGAAACGAAGTTCTGGTTTACGCCTTTGACGGCAAAGAACATGCAGTCGAATGCAATTTTATTGAACTCAGAGAGGCCATGAAATATGTCAGAGAACATGCAAGAAAAAAAGCGGGCGATATTTCGAGAACTTACAACCAGACAATCATTGGCAAAATGAAACTTGGCGAAAACTATTCGGTAAGTGAAACAGAAATCAAAAACCAACGCTCTCTGGTTTCTTATTACAGAAAAACAAGAAATAGAGACTTTGAATTTGAGGTTTATTATGATAATGGGAAACACTTTAAAATTACACGCATAAAATGATAGCAATTAACATCGAAACATTTTCGAAAGTATTAACGAAACAAGGTTTTGTTTTAATACAAACAATTGAAGAGCCATTCATGGCGCATTACATCAAAGACGAGTTTGAAATAAAGTTAAACTGGGAGACATTTACAATGCCAAATTGCTATGCTCCGCTTTATTACCCAGACTCAGCAGACCAAGCAATGACCCTGCTCGCATGTCATGGCATTATCAAACTGCCAATCAATTACAAAAGCGATGCGGATAAATTGCATCTTATTGAAAAATGTGGCTCATTAGTTAACCAAACTTTAATCAATCAAATAATCAAATCATGAAACTTATTCATACCTATCCACACAGACAAGAAGAGGACGGATGTCCAAAGACAGAAGTCGTTTTCGTTCAATCCACAACTGGCACAAAGCCAGAGGATGCAAATATCAGTTTAGAACGCTGGGGTAAACACATTCGGGCGCAACTGGGAATGACAGAGAAAAAAGTCATTAAATTAGAACTGCGAGACAATTACGAATTGTTTAAAAATATTCGTTAAAAAATTTGATTAAATACTTTAAATGTTTAAATTTACAAATCACTAAAAAACCTAAAAAAATGACAGAACTTATCAAAATCCAATCGGAATTAAAAGCACCGAAAAATCAGTTTAATGCTTTTGGAAAATACAAGTATCGCAATTGCGAGGATATACTTGAAGCGCTAAAACCTTATCTTTTAAAGTATGGTTGCATGCTAACTATTTCAGACCAAATCAAAGAGGCGGGCGGATTAATTTATTGCGAGTCAAGCGTCCAATTAACATTGCCAAATGGAATTGTTGTAACGACAACTGGATGCGCAGGCATTGACCCAAACCGCAAAGGCATGGACATTTCGCAGTCGTTTGGTTCGTCATCGAGTTACGCTCGAAAATTTGCGCTTGGGGGTATGTTTGCTTTGGACGATACAAAAGATAGCGACACAACAAACACACATGGCAAAGCGCCAGAAACAAAGCCTAAAAAAATTGCATTAGTTAAGGATTCGGCGGCATGGAAACAGATTGTCGAAAAATTAGCTAAAAACGAAATCACAATTTATGACGTTCAGTCTAAATGCGACATCACAGAAGAGCAAAAAGAAATGTTAATGGATGAGGCTATATGAGACAATTCAAAATAAGATGCTCACAGATTTCCAAAATCATGGGCAAAGCAAAAAAAGAGGGCGAGTTGTCTGCGACATGCAAAACATATTTGCACGAATGGTATGCGGATGACTTTGAGGAAATTCATTCTAAGTACACTGAGAAAGGCAAGGCCGTTGAGGCCGAAGCCATCCAGTTTATGGCCGAGCAACTTGGCTTCCCTTTTGCTGAAAAAAACATTGATATATTTTCTAATGAGTATATTATCGGAGAGCCAGACGTTTTGCCGACAGAAGACATTTGCGTGGACATAAAATGTCCATTTAACCGCAAAACATTTTTGGACAATGTATCTGGAATCAATGAAGATTATGTTTGGCAAGGTCGAGGTTACTTACAAATCACTGGGCGCAAGCAATTTATTCTATTCTATGCGCTTATGAACACACCAGAGGATGTTAACTATGGCAAGGCCGTAAGTTATGACCATTTGCCTGCAAACCAACGTTGGCTCGCCTATACGATTGACCACTCAGACGAAATTATTGAGCAGATTTATGCTAAAGTCATCCAGTGCAGAGAATATCTGGCTAATTATCACGAACAAGTAACTAAAACAATTGGTAAAATAAACTAAAAATCATGGACAATAAAGACAAGTTAATTGAATTACTAAAAGAAATCATTGAAGACTACAGAAGACTGGTTGTAAAGTACAAAGAGTCTGAGCAAATTAGGGATAAATTAATTGAGAACCAAAAAAAGCAAATAGCAAATCAATTAGAAATTATAAATCTTTTATCCGATGGACTTAAATAATATCAATATCAAAATTCGAAACAGACGCATTGAACTCGGCTATAATTCAGCCGAGCAATTCGCATTCGAGAACAAATTAAATCGCAGCACTTACCAAAGAGTTGAGCAAGGTAAAAACATGACTATCGGCACACTGGTTAAAGTTGCGCAGGCTTTAAAAATAGATATAAAAGAATTGTTATGAAAAAATCAGTTGAATTTTTTGCAGAATTATTGTGTTTAGTCTCAGTTTTAGTGGTAGTTTTTTTTATTTTACCAATTATTGCAGGCATTTTAGTTTCTTTAATACTATGAAAGCTAAATACATTGGTAAAATTGAGGACGGCCGTCTAAGAATTTTAAACAAAAGCATGTTTGACGCTCACATTGAATCGTTAAACGGCAAAGAAGTTTCGATTATCTTAGACAAAAACACCAAAAAGCGTTCAAACAATCAAAATGCTTACTATCATGGCGTTGTTTTGCCTATTGTTAAGGCGGGATTGATTGACGCAGGCTTTGAGAACTATCGAAACAATGAGCAAGTTCACGACTTGTTGAAGTTTAGATTCCTAAAGACGAACGAATCCAATACAGATGGCGAGTTTATAGAGCGAATCAAAAGCACCAGTGAACTATCGACCAGTCAATTTATGGATTTCATTGCAGAGGTGCAGCAGTGGGCAACCGAATTTTTAAACGTTTACATCCCAGAACCAAACGAAAACTTAGAATTAAATTTATGATAGCATTATTTGAGGAGTTAA